CTCAAATCACTGAGCTACCAGAGTCATTTTCATGCGAATCGCTCTATCTAGCGCCTGAGAATTTCAAAGAGGTGGAAAGTAAGGCTAACTGCGGAGCTCACTCTAGAGCCATTTTTGTGTTGATAAATAAAGGTGAGTTCTACGTGGCAGCAGGATGCTTTTTTGACACGTTCACGAAATTCTGTGAAGCGGTTAACGGCATATATTCGGGCGATTCCGCTGAAAATTACATCGCTGACGCTCAAGAGTGCATTGACAAGCTTACAGCTAACTTGGCGAGCGCAGCATAAACCGCGCCCCCGAAGGGGCACACACCACGGCTGCTAAGTTTTGGACAGACAGAGCAGCCATAGCAACGAGGATGATAAACGATGGAAATCAGAACCACAAACACTAAAGGCTTATTTTGCCTTCAATGGCGTGATAGTGGCGTAAATGGCAGTGAGTATTTTACTCGCCTAGAAACTATCACCAATTCACGTGACACCGATGTAACGCTATACAGAGGTGGCAGACCTGGCACAACGCTAAATCTTGAAACTGAAGCAGTAGACGCGTTTTTTGAAATGGCTAACAACGTTGATGTGCGCATTGATGTAATCAACCCTTTTCCAGCAACTGAAACAGTTCCGTCGACTGCCAAGGATGGCAACTCTATGGAGGATGCAGCGTGATTTCAAGATTCTTTGTTCACAAATCTGTTAGCACTGCAAACAAGTGGTGCCGAGTGGCGAACTCTTTAAATTTCGTTCAATTCAATGTCGTTTCAGTTCCTTCAGGCTGGATCGTGACTTCTTCAAAAAAGGTACAGACAAATGGATAACCAACAACTAGCGCCAATTGAAATGTTTCGCCGCGACCTGCAAAAAGAAGGTTCGCGTTTGAAAGCCAGTTTGCCAGCACACTTACCATTAGAGCGCTTCCAGCGTGCCGCAATGATAGCGGTTGAAAACAACATGGAATTACTAGCTTGCGAACCTCAAAGCCTAATGACTTCTTTAAGCCGCTGTGCGCAAGACGGTCTTGTGCCTGATAACCGCGAAGCAGCCATGGTTATATTTAACACTAAGAGCGGAAATAACTGGGTAAAGAAAGCTAAGTATATGCCTATGGTCGATGGTGTTCTAAAACGCGCTCGCCAGTCTGGTGAAATATCCACAATTACGGCACGCGCAGTTTACGAGAACGACCAATTTGATTACTGGATTGATGAAGACGGTGAGCACGTTCAATTCAGACCCAACCTTCATGGCGATCGCGGTGGCTTTAAACTTGTTTTCGCTATGGCTAAAACCAAGTCGGGCGAGTTAATTGTTGAACCTATGTCGAAAGACGAGGTTGAAAAAGTTCGCATGTCTTCAAAAAACCCCGACAAAGGGCCATGGAAAGACTGGTATGAGCGCATGGCATGTAAATCTGTATTGCATCGCCTATCACGCCGCTTACCTAACAGTAGCGAAATTATGGAAATGCTAAAGCACGACCATGAAGGTTACAACTTCAACGATCGCGAAATGAAGGATGTCAATTCAAAGCCTTCACGCGACACCTACACCATGGACAGTTTTACTGCTGAGCGTAACAAGCTGGCCTCAATGATTGATTCAGGGCGTCAGACAGCACAAAGCATTATTGCCATGAAGTCGAGCAAATACGACATCCCTGAAGATGTACGTTCCGAAATCCTTTCTCTTGAAGCGGAGACACAAGCATGAAAATTCATAGTGATTTAGCGCAAGGTACAAAATCCTGGCACGAACTACGTGCAAGCGTAGATGGCACCGCAAGTGAAGCGGCAGCAATGCTTGGCCTAAGCAAGTACACCACGCGCAGCGAGTTATTAAAGCAAAAGGCCACTGGTGTAACCCCTGAAGTATCACCTTCACAGCAGCGCCTTTTTGATAAGGGCCATGAAGTTGAAGAGTTAGCGCGTGTAATTGCTGAGTCCTTCATTCAGGAGGAACTCTACCCAGCAGTTATCACAAACGAAGTTGAAGGCTTAAAGCTTCTTGCCTCAATGGATGGCCTAACCATGATGGGTGATCGCGGCTGGGAGCATAAAATCTTTAATGCTGAGTTTGCCGAAATGGTTAAAAACGGCATTGTACCAGATACCCACTGGCCACAGCTTGAACATCAAATGATTGTGAGCGGTGCGGAAGTAATACTTTTCACCGTATCAGATGGCACCGAAGAAAAGCGCGAACAGGTATGGTACGAGTCAGTACCAGAGCGCAGAGCGCAAGTTATTAACGGCTGGAAACAGTTTAAATCCGACCTAGAAGCCTACGTTCCTACTGAAAAAGTAGAAAAGGTAGAAGCAGAGCCAGTGCGCGAATTGCCAACCATCAACTACAAGATGAATGGTCTAGCACTAGAGTCGAACCTAGAAGCATACAAGCAAGCTGCCACTGACCTTGTAGCTCTATCTGAAAAGCCACTTGAATCAGACCAAGACTTTGCCGATGCCGAAGCGCGTCAAAAGGTATTTACGAAAGCAGAGAAAGACATTAAGGACGCATGCGATCGCGTTATGGGTGAGATTGATTCAATCGATACCTTTGTAAAAGACATGCGCTTTATCTCTGAACAGATTCGCCAAGCGCGACTAGCTGAAGGCAAGCAAATCAAAGCGCGTAAAGAAGAATTGCGCGAAGAGATTCTTAACAAGGCTAATCAGGAAGCCTCAAAGTCGCTTAATGAAGCTATGGCAAAAGTTAACGCCAAGCTGCCTAACATAGACTTTGACCCGTTCGCAGCCATGAAAGGCAAGCGCACCATCGAATCACTTCAAGACGCAGCTGATACCGAAGTCGCAAAAGCAAAAATCCAAATCAACGAGTTTGTTGAATTAGCCATGGGTAATGCCTTGCACCTTTCTACACAAGCGCAGGGTTATGACTTCCTCTTTAACGACTGGGCCCAAATTGCTTTCAAAGCAACTGAGGACTTCAAAACGTTGGTAACGGCTCGCATTGCTAACTACCAGGCTGAACAAAAAGCCAAAGAAGATGCAGAACGTGAACGCATTCGCCAAGAAGAGCAAGCGAAACTGCAACGTGAAGCTGAAGCGAAAGCGCGAGCAGAGCGCGAAGCCGAAGAGCAGAAGAAGCGCGAAGAGCAAGCCAAGCGTGATGCGGAAGAGAAAGCCCGTTTTGATGCAGAGGCAGAAAGCAACAAGCAATACGTGGCAGCAACAAACCAGTTAGCACAGGAAGCCCCCTCCCATGAGCCAAAAGAAGAAGTTCAGCCAGAACCGCAAGCGAAGCCAGCGCCTAGCATGGTTCGACAAGAACAAGCACCAACGCGCCAATACTCAGTAATGGAGCTTAACGCTATGGACCAGCTAGCCAAGCTAGTTGAAGGAGCCAACAAGCCTTACGCCAGCGATTTACGCGAGTTCGTTGAATCGGTTAAGGCTAACAACTTGAAGAAGGTGGCGTGATGAACGCCGCCGACCTTAAAGCCGGTGATAAGTATGAAATGGTTTTTCCGTTTCGCGCTGAGCACTTTATGGGAACTCTCTATTGGATTGGCGGCTGTGAAGTTCATGATGAAACTGACGGACATAGCGTTAGTGAGCGTTTCTTTACGGCAGATGGTGAAGGAAAAGTGATTTATGAAATTCTCTCTATCGCTGAAATGCCAGGTCGCTACATGGATCGCGTGATTTTCAAGAGAAGCACCATTGACCCTGAGGGAGATACGGCTAACCCAGGTGAAATAAAAATGCTAACAGTGCGCAAGTTTATAAAAGACATAACTTCGCGCACGCCGTTCCCAGTTGATTATGAGTTAGAGGCGGCTTAGGCCACCTCTGTAACTTTTCTTACTAAAAGGTAATAAAACTTATGAGTGAACCAAAACAAACAAACGTTGATGACTTCGTAGGCGAGTTGGAAGCGGGTATTTTCAAAGAGCGTTTAGCAATCATGCTTACCGAAGCAGCCCTTGGCGCCGTGATGCACAACCGCAAAGGCAAAGTAAACGTCAGCTTTGACATTACGCGTGTAAACGAGTCAGGCCAAGTAATGATTTGCGCAAACCTTAAAAACACCAAGCCAATACGCATTCATGCCACTGTGGTAGCACGTGTTCAGGATTTACTAGAGACAGGTGCAAGTATTGAAAAGGTATGCCAGAAAACAGGGCTTTCTTTTAAGCGAGCTTCGGCATTAATCGACACTATTCAAGGTCAAGCACAAATGGGGAGAGTGGCGTGAGTGAATTAGTAAAATGCGCAACATGCAAAACTGAAAAGCCATTCAGTGAAATGAAAACATGCATGCACGCTGGTTTGGAATATAGTGTTTGTGATATGCCCTGCATGATTAAGTTTTATGAAGGGGAAATAAAGCCAGATATCGTTATCACGCCCAACTTAGAGGAAATGGGCAAGCTTGGCATGAACCCGAAAGAATACCACTTGCACAAGGAAAATTTAGAGTTAAGCGAACAACTAGCAAAGGCTAATGAGCGGGTTGCGGAGTTGGAGTCAGTGGTTGCAGCGGCAATACATGCTTTTGATGCTTACGAGATGGATGTTGATACGTATCCCACCATTGAGCATGTGATGTTAAAAAATAACCTGCAATCACACTTAAACAAATTCGCCATAGAGAAGAAGATTGAGGCGTATAAGTTGGTTTTAAATGAGTACGGGCGCGGTATGCACCCTGACCACCAAAACTCTTTAAGGTCACTTATAGAACAACTACGCAAGGAGCAAGAGTGATGCGCAAACAACCCAAAGAGCGTTTGAAGAAGGCTGCTAAGCTTATGAAAAAGCCAGCCGGTAAATTTGAGCCTATACAGCTTTCACTTGCGTCTAATGTACCAAGCTGGATGACTAGAGCGTTCAGCAATAATCGCTACACGGTAATGATAGACGACAACTGTATTATGTCTGACGGTAAACCAGCTATTAAGGCAATGGTGCAACGCCATGACGATGCAATATTCCCAAATCACTGGGCCGAAATGCAACGCATTAAGAATGAAATATTTGGGCCCGAATCAGTAGCGGTTCAATACTTCCCGGCAACTTCAAACCTAATAGACAGATTCAATATCTATTGGATGTTTATATTTGAAGAAGGCCGCATCCCTATTTATAAGGAGGAATGCTAGTGACTAAGCGCAAAGCAAACACCCCAATCAAGCGCAAGCAAATGATTGCCAGAACTGCGCTTAAAAACCTTTGCATTGCAATGGTATTAGGTGAGGCAAAGTATTGCACGGTAATGAATTACAAATCGTGCAATGAAGTTAAGGTTTCTCAGCAAGTCGCTGAACTTATCGCCGGGTTACCGTGGAAATGGTATTTCGAGTGTTCAGTAGTATGCCGTGATCAATAAGGCAAAGAGTACATCGTTAGCGAAACGGTTCATTGTGAGTCAGCTTATCGCCAGTCTGACCCAAGACTTAACGAATTTATAAACACGCACCACAAAGCGTTTTTAGCAAAACAGAATAACCTACACGTTATCACCCTGGCATGGGTAGCCGTTCCCGCTATCGGTGACAAAGTAGATTTAGAAATTGAAACACTAGACAAGATATACACCAAGCTAGGTGCATTTGAATACTTGTCTACGTGGGAAAATAACCAGTTGGAGAAAGCAGCATGATTAGTATCGCTAAAGAGACAGGTAAAATTTCCTTACCTCTTATTATTGGTGAGTATTCGATGATTCCTTTTAATCTAAAAACTCTTGAGGGCTTGCCAGGTTACGCAAAATCAATCGCAAGCAAAATGCTTGATGGAGTGAAAAATAGAGATGGAATTGCCTTCTTTACCATTCATGGTGAAAAATTAAAAAAAGGAGAAACGCTAAGGCGAGGTGGCCCTCACACCGATGGTAATTATGAGCCACTAGAAATGACTTTTGGTGGTGGCTGGAAGGTTGGTCAAGACGGAAGGAACATCGATAACCCTATTCACAAACGCCAATACAACACTGATAAAGGCGGCATTATAATCTGCTCAAACTATCACGCGTGCAAGGGTTGGATAGGAGAGTATTACGCCTTGCCGAATAAAGGTGGGGATTGTTCTCACATTGATTTGGGGGAAGGTTTTGATTTAAAGGCTGACACTGTTTACTACGGTAACAACCACTTTATCCACGAATCCCTGCCTATGAATGATGATGTTCATCGAGTTATGGCTAGAATCACTATGCCCGAAAATCACGAATATGAATTTTCTGAACGCGAGGCTACCAATGACTAACCAAGAAATACTAGCGAATGGGCCTGAAGGTTGGACGCATGTTGCAATTGTTGAAGAACACGCTCACTACTGCAAGCTTTCAGATGGAATTATGCGCGATAAGTTTGTTGGCGTAAAAGATATGTGGACTCAGTTTCAGGGGTTTGAAGACGTATCGCATTTTCGATCACGCGAAGACATTGAGCGCATCATTTATCTTGAAAGTATGTTGAAGGGGGAAGCAACGTGAGTGAAGAAATAAAGAAAGTTCAAATTCGTGGCCCATACTTTATGAGCCAAAATGAATTATTTGCAAAGCTTGGTGTAGGCCGATCTACCTATGAAAAACTAACGAACCCGAGCAGCGAACACTACGACCCTGACTTTCCAAAACCGGTAAGCCTATTTACTGGGAAGAAGTTTCGCTACTCTTCAATCGATGTTGATCACTACATCAAAATGAAATCACACGTTAGCGAGGCGGCTTAGCTCTTCTTGAGCCGCTTCGCTTATCATCTTGCACCAAAGTTCATACGCTTCTAATTGGTCGTTTATCCAATCATGTTTGTTGTAAACGGCCATTATCCCGCCCAACTCATGCCCTAACATTTTCTCAGTGACATGCGGTAAAATTC